GGGGCCTACTGGTTTCAAATCACCCCGGCCCATACCAGGGCCAGGGCCAGGATCAAGAGGGCCAGCGCTGCCAGCCCCACCTTGTCGTCGGGGGTCATGCTGCCCCCTTCATTTTTTGGAAGGCAACCCGTCCCAGGTCTGCGGGCCGGTCAACCCGGACAGAACCAGCACCGTAAACGCTGCGGACGTCGTACCCGATGCCAATCCCGATAGTCGAAATGCCCAGGTTCTCCCCCTGCGTCACCTGTCGGGATGCGTTGGCGCGGTCGCCTACACCGTCGCCCAAAACGAAGGCCACGCGGCGGGTTGCGTGATGACGCAGCAGCATCTGATGGGCCAGCCGGATAGCGGCGTAATCGTTTGTGCTGCCGCCCGTGCGGATGCGCTCCAGGGTGGCGCGGGTCTTGAGGGCTGGGGTGCTGCCGAAGTCGCGCAGTCGGTACAGGTCATTGTCGAACCCCAGGATTGCGACATCGACCCCGGCTTGCATCAGGGTCTCGGCCAGTGCCCAGGTACAGGCGGCGGCAACGTCGATCTTGCTGACGACGTTGTTGTCAAGAGCGCCCCACATTGACCCCGACATGTCCAGCAGCAGCACGGCGGCGGAATCGATACCGTCGCGCTCAAAGCGGCGTGTAAAGACATCCTCGCCACCGTTGGGCACCCGGTGCAGTGCGCCAGGGTTCAGGCGACCTGAGCGGTAACCCGGCTCGACCCAATCCTGAGCGGTGTTCTCGAAAAGCCTGCGGACCTGATACCGGAGGCCACCCGGGATCGCGACATCAAGGGAGCGGGCCTGCTGTGATTCGGGCCATCCCGCCTCGTTTGCCTGGGCGGTGAAGGTGCCGCCCGTGTCACCCTTGGGGGCAGGGCCCTGCGGCTCGACCTCCATGCTGCGGCTGTTGGGGCGGGGCTTCCCGGCCTTGCCAGCGTCTGCCGGGGTGTCGCCCTGCCCTTCCCCGTCATCCCCGGCCCCATCCTGGCCCTGCTGCTGGCCTTGCTGGTCGCCCTGCTGGTCACTGGTCTGGTCGCCTTGTCCGTCGCCTTGTCCGTCGCCGGTCTGGTCGCCCTGCTGCTGGTCTTCGGGCTTGCTGCTCTGCTCGGGTTGCTGCATCTGCGAGAAGACCCATTGAGCCAGGGCGAGGGTGTCACTGCTGCTGGTGCAGGCGGGCAGGCGGCGCAGTGCTTCCCGATAGGTGGGCATCAGCGAGGCGGGCACGGGCACGGTGACCCCGTACTGGCGCAGGTAGACGGCGAGGCTGAAGGGGTATTGAGGGACGGCAGACCAGTCCACCCCCGCAGGGGCATCGTCCACCATGCCCCGGATCAGTTGATGCAGCAGGCCACGGGCGTTGCCGGTCAACCCCTCCCGGATGCAGCGGGATTCAATCCAGGCGTCTTCGATGGCATTGTGTAAACGGTCAACGTAGGGTCGGCCATCGCGGGCGTTGAAGTCGGTATAGCGGCGGTGCAGCAGTTCATGCAGCAAAAAACCGGCATACCGGGCAACCTCGGTGCGGGTGACGGTGGCATCGTCTGCGATGTCTGCCAGGGTGATGTTGCCCTGCTGGTCAATGCATGCGGTCGATATCGGCCCCCAGGTCACGGTGATGGGGGGCAGGCCCCACATCTTGCAGAGCATCGCCCCGAAGCTCTCCAGGCCTGCGCGGGCCTCGAAACCACGGACGGTGGGGCGGGACATCAGGTTTTCGATTTTCATCATGCGGCCTCGTTGGTGATGGTGATTTCGTCGATAGCGGCGGAGTAGATCGCGGCCAGTGCGACCTGGGACTCCATCGGCTGACGGGCAGCGATGGTCACTCTCCAAGCCTCGGAAGGCGGGAGCACGCTGCAAGCCTGGGTGAAGGCGATAGCCTGCCGGAAGGTGGGCGGGTCGATCAGGTCGCCGGTCTCCACCTTGGCGCGGGCCATGGTGAAGGCTTGGATTACGTGGTCGGCCATCTTCTGGCTGCACCCGGTGTGCAGCACCAGGGCGGCGGCTTCGTCTGCCGGGTCCAGATAGGTGAGCGGCACCACAAAGGAGAAGCGATCCATGGTCGCGGTGTTCATCGTTTGAACGCCAGCGAACCTGCCGCCCGTGTCGCCTTGTCCGTTGGAGTTGTCGGCACCAAAGAACAGAGTCCCCAGGGCACGCGTGTAAACCTTCTCCCCGTGGGAGATGCGGGGTTGACCGGGTTCCAGCAGGCCATTGAGCACTGCCATGACCGCAGGCGACCCGGTCGCGGGTTCGTCGATCAGGCAGATGGTACCGGGCGTGGTGAAGGCGCGAAGGATCGGACCCGGCTGGAAGACGGTATCCCCTCCCTTGATGCCCACGGCCCCGAGGAAGTCGTCCACCCCTGCCAGCTTGTGCATCTGGAAGCGCTCAAAGGCGCGGCCAGTGCGGGCGGCGTACTGCTGGACGGTCTGGCTCTTGCCGACCCCGGCGGGGCCAGCAAGCCAAGCATTGCGCCCGGTAGCCTCGGCCAGGGCCAGCATCCTAAGCACGGGCTCGGTCCAAATGTGGCAGGCATCCACCGGGGGCGCAGTGTCTGCCCAGGTGGAGAACATGAGCGGACGGCCCCGAGCATCGCGGGCATCCACCCCGAAGACGTCCAGAGCACTAGCACGGCCAGCAGGACCGGCCACCTGGGCGCGGACATCGGCCTCTGTGCTGTTGGCCTCTGCTGCGGCGCGGACCGGGCCCCAAGCATCAGCGACTGCCTGCCTCATTGCTGCCCTGATCTCCTCTACTGGCATCGTGCCCAGTGAGTCGGCCAGGGTCTGCACCTGGGCGCGTAGGCTCTTGGTCTCAGCCTGGGCGGCATGAGTGCCAGCGTCCAGGCGGGCGGACAGGTTGGAAATGTCGGTGCCCAGTTGGCCCAGGCGGCCATTGACCCCCGCAGCCTGCTGCCCGATGTTGGCGAGTCGTTGGTCGAGGGATTGAATCTCGCTGCTTGCGGTCGCCATGGTCTGGCGCAGTCCGGAGACCTCAAGCTCCACGGCTCCAACCTGGGCGGCGAGGCGCACCTGGGCGGGGTTTGCCGGGGTCGGTGCCTGGGCGGCGGGCGCGGGCTTGCCCATGCTGGCATTGAGGCGGGCGGCCTCGGAGCCGACAGTGGGCGCTGCAGCGGGTACGCCTGCTGCATCTGCTGCCACGTAGCCGTTACGGACACCGGCCACGGTGATGACGCCTTGCGCCACGCGGGCGGCCAGGGCCTGGATGACCTGGGCGCGGCTCACGGTGCTGGTGTTGTCTCCCGTTGCTGCCCGGTAGGCTGGCAACAGGGTGGACATGGAGATGGCAGCCAGGGCTGCCTGGGCTTGTGCTTGGTTCATTGCTCTTCCCCTTCGGTTGCTGCGTCTGCTTGGAACTCGGTGCCGTCATGGCAGACGGGAAGCCCGGTGGCGATCCACTTGCCGCTAGTGCGGATCGTGTAACCGCACAAGGGGCAAGTGAGTTTCAACATGCGTGTCGTCTGCGTCTTCTTGCTGCCCGTCAGGATGGCAGCGTGGGGGTATGCGCCCAGGTACTGCAATGCCTGGGCATAGGTCTGCGCGAAGTCCTCGGACCCTTGAACCTGCCGCCATGAGTCGCCCGCCGGGCACAACCCCAGGTCAATCGCCAGCGTTGCATATGCGTTGCTGGTGGGGCTCATGGCCCCGGGTGCGGTGTGAGCGATGGCCCCGAGCACCTGGGCTAGCACCGATGCCGGGTCTGCCAGGGTCGGGGAGATCAGCACCTCGAACGTGCTATCGGCGCTCTCGGTGTCGGCCCAGCATTCCGCCAGGGTGCCGGAGCGGGTGAAGGTGCTGGGGAACCCGCAGGCAATGCGGATACGGGCGGGCAGGCTTGCGCCTGCGAATGTCTCCACGCGGGGACGGACCAGGGCCACCGCTGCGGCCAACCAGGACTCACGGGTCGTATGCATGTTGCTTCTCTCTCTTGTTCCGCCGCTGCGATCACCGCTGCGTGGGCCCTTGCGGGCTCCGCGAGCATAACGGTGTAAACCGGTGCGGTCAATAGGTGTGTGCGAGGGGATAGCACTAGCACCACAGGGGGCGGACGGAAGGGGCTCTAGACCACAAGTCGCGTGCGCGTGATGTGCGCGTGATGCGGCGCATATGCGCGAGTAGCACGGCATGCAATCCCGAGTAAATGTCGGGGGTCTTTCCTGTATAAATGGACATGCCTCTAAAACGCGTCAAAACGGCCTAGGAGCGATTCAAGGGGGTCACCCTTACCTGGGTATCAAAAAAGAAAGATCGCGGCGTCTAGCGAGTTGTTCACAAGTTATCCACAGTTGCTCTATAGGTAATGCCTCATTTTTAAGCACAAACAAAGGCTTATCCACAGGCTGTGGATAACTTCTTGCAAAAAGGATAACCTGTGGATAACATTGCGAACGAATGCCGCCAGCGGCAAGGGTGGCGATAGTGAGCAAGGGGCGCAAAGCCCGGAGGGTGAGAACCGTGAGCAATGTGACAGGCAAGGACTACATGCAGGCCCTGGACTCAGTGGGCCAGGATGAGGGAGACGACGGGGACGTTTACACACTAGACGGCCCGGACACCTACAGCGAAGCGGAACAGATGGCCGATGCCGCAGAAGCACCAAAGATCAGAGGGGATGGACAAGTAGTAGGAACTGCAGAGTGGAAGCGTCAGCGTCCCTTGACGGTCCAGCAGCAGGCCTTCGCAGCAGGGGTGATCCAGGGTAAGTCACTGCGACAGGCGTACCGAGACGCATACCCAAACGCCCAAGCGAATGACCAGAGCATCAGCGCCACCGCAGCGCGACTCATGAAGGATGAACGGATCACGAAACTGGTCCGGGAAGCCTGGGAGGAGACACAAGAGGCATTGACAGATGACCCGCAGGCAATGCGGAGGCACGTGGTCAGGCAGTTGGTGGCACTCAGCAAGACCGCAGCACAAGAGGGCAGCAGGTTGAAAGCCCTTGAGTTGCTGGGACGCAGTGCAGGCATGTTCCGGGATGTTCAGCAGGCAGCAGACAAGCCCCTCACCGCCGCTGAACTCAAGGCCGCATTGAGCGGGCACCTCAAGCTAGTGGGGCTGACGACGCGTAAACGGACAGGCACCGACGATGCGTAAACGGCAGCAGGGCGCAGCGGGGCAGCACGAGGCGGGCGCAGGTCACGCGGGCGCGTGTACACAGATCAGCGTTTGCACGGGGGGCGAGGCGTAAACGGCGGGGCGGGGAACCCACCGGCGCCGGACCCCCCGCTGTGCATGACTGACCACCCTCCCGCGTACTACGCTCTAATCCACTCCCCCAAATATCCCTCCATACAAACCCCCCCCTTCATCCGCCAATCAACACCCCCCGGGGGTATATATTTTTCAGAAAGATATTGTTCGCATGGAAACAACCGTTTACACTCCCATCAATGACTATGCGATGCCAACAATATTGGCGGAGAAGGCTCTGAAGGATTTGCACAATGCTGCTTTGAACAGAGAGTTTGACAAGGCGATTGAGTTTGCTTTGGAGGCAGCGGTTCAGTGCAGGATGGCGAGTGCTGCTTTGCGTGGAATGGCAGAAGAGGAGAGAAGGCGTGACAGACAGGTGGCAGTTGGTTCTTGATTTCATCAGGGCTTACATCAAGAGGCATGGGGTATCGCCTTCTTATGAGGTGATGGCTAAGAGCTTGGGATTGAAATCAAAAGCGAACATGCACAGGATTGTGAAGAGGCTTGAGAAGGAGGGCCACCTCAAGGTGGCCCCTGGGAGGTTTTATGGCGTGAAGGTTGTGGACAGGTCTATTGATGAGGTGGTGAGTCTGTGACGTTGTTGTCTAAGCAGGAGATTGGGCAGTACCTTGCGGTTGTGGACAAGGTGCCTGAGGTTGAGCGGAACAAGATCTTTGCCTTGTTGGAGATGGACAGAGTTGAGAGGTGCCGGGAGAGCTATTTGTTTTTTGTCAGGCAGATGTGGCCTGGGTTTATCTCTGGGCGGCATCATCAGATCATGGCGGAGGCTTTTGAGAGGGTTGCTGCTGGGGAGTTGAAGAGGTTGATCATCAACATGCCTCCCCGGCACACCAAGTCTGAGTTTGCTTCGTACTTGCTTCCGAGTTGGTTCTTGGGCAAGTTCCCTGAGAAAAAGATCATCCAGACCGCCCACACTGCGGAATTGGCAGTGGGGTTTGGCAGAAAAGTAAGAAACCTTGTGCAAAGTGAACAATATGCCAAGGTGTTTGACACAAAGCTGTCTAGCGACTCCAAAGCAGCGGGCAGATGGAACACCCACAAAGGCGGGGACTACTTCGCTATTGGTGTTGGCGGTGCTGTGACGGGCAAGGGTGCGGATCTGTTGATCATTGACGACCCGCACAGTGAACAGGAGGCAAAGCAAGGCAATCCTGAGGTCTATGACGGCGTGTATGAGTGGTATACATCTGGTCCTCGGCAGCGTTTACAGCCTGGAGGGGCCATCATTGTTGTGATGACCCGCTGGTCTAAGAAGGATTTGGCGGGGCAGATCCTCAAAGGGGCAGAAAGAGACGGCTCTGATCAGTGGGAAGTCATTGAATTTCCTGCCATATTGCCCTCTGGCAATCCTCTTTGGCCTGGATTTTGGTCAAAAGAGGCCCTGGAATCGCTCAAGGCTGAGCTTCCAGTGGCGAAATGGGAGGCTCAGTACCAGCAGAACCCAATTTCTGAGGGTGGAGCCATTGTCAAGCGTGAACAGTGGCAGATTTGGGACCAAGAAGCGCCTCCGCCGTGCGAATACATCATCCAAAGCTGGGACACGGCCTTTGAGAAGAACAACAGGGCTGACTTCTCAGCTTGTACAACGTGGGGTGTGTTTGACCACCCTAATAAACATGGTGATTTGAGGCCCAACATCATCCTTTTGGATGCCTACAAGGCTCGTTTGGAGTTCCCGGATCTTAAAAAGAAGGCATTTGAGATGTGGAAGGAGTGGGATCCTGACACTTTGATCGTGGAAAAGAGGGCAGCGGGTGCTCCTTTGATCTATGAGATGAGAAAGATGGGAATACCGCTTTCGGAGTACACACCGGGCAAAGGCAGCGATAAGATAGCCCGTGTAAATTCAATCGCAGACCTGTTTGCATCAGGGGTGGTGTGGTGCCCGGAGAAAAGATGGGCAGAAGAGGTCATGGAAGAGATGGCCTCTTTCCCAAATGGGGACCATGATGACCTTGTGGACTCGTCCAGTCAGGCTTTGATGAGGTTTAGACAGGGCGGGTTCATTGCAATTGACAGCGATGAGAAAGACGAACCGATGCATAAGCGCCGGAACGTCTCCTACTACTGATTCTGAAGGCACAACATGGCAACCAACACTGACACCGCTCTGATCCCCTTGGACATGGGCTTGATGGGCGATGAGCCCGCGATTGAGATTGAAATTGAAGATCCTGAGGGGGTAAAAATTGGGATTGATGGCGTTGAGATTGATTTGATGCCGGAAATTGAGACGGCAGAGGAGTTTGACGCCAACCTTGCGGAGTTCATGGACGAAGGTGAGCTTCAGTCTTTGGCTTCAGAGCTTGTAAATCTCGTGGACGCAGACATCAACAGTCGCAAGGACTGGACAGAGATGTTTGTCAAGGGCTTAGAAGTCCTTGGGATGAAGTATGAGGAGCGCACAGAGCCCTGGAACGGGGCTTGTGGGGTGTATTCACCACTTTTGACCGAGGCAGCGATCCGTTTCCAGTCGGAAATGATCACCGAGACCTTCCCGGCTCAAGGTCCGGTCAAGACGCAGATCATTGGCGCGATTGACCGACTGAAAGAAGAAGCAGCAGAGCGAGTTCGTGACGACATGAACTACATGCTGACCGAGCGGATGATTGATTACAGGTCCGAGCATGAGCGGATGCTGTACTCCCTTGGCCTTTCTGGCGCTGCTTTCAAGAAGATCTACCCGAACCCGAGCACGGAACTGCCTGCGGCTCCATTTGTCCCGGCTGAAGACCTGATCATGCCCTACGGGGCGTCAAATGTTTACACAGCCGAGCGTGTGACCCATGTCATGCGCAAAACTGAGAATGAGATCAAGAAATTACAGGTAGCAGGTTTCTACAAAGACGTAGAACTGGGTGAGCCTGTCAGGTTCTTCACTGACATTGAGAAGAAAAAGGCAGAAGAACAAGGGTATACCCTGACTGACGATGATCGGTATCAGGTTCTGGAGATCCACGTAGACTGGGACATGCCGGGGTACGAAGATGAAGTTCCTTTGCCGTATGTGGTCACGGTCGAAAGAGGAACCAACACCGTCCTATCCATCCGGCGAAACTGGAACGAAGACGACGACAAGAAACTCAAGCGACAGCACTTCGTCCAGTACACGTATATTCCTGGTTTTGGCGCTTATGGTCTGGGTTATATCCACCTTATTGGTGGTTATGCTCGCGCTGGCACTTCCATCATCCGGCAATTAGTGGATGCCGGAACCCTGTCAAATTTGCCCGGTGGCCTAAAGGCTCGTGGGTTGCGGATTAAGGGCGATGACACCCCGATTGCTCCGGGTGAGTTTAGAGATGTGGATATTGCTTCTGGAAGTGTGCGTGACAACATCATGCCGCTTCCTTACAAGGAGCCAAGCCAAGTTTTGGCTGCATTGCTTCAGTCAATTACTGAGGATGGGCGCAGACTAGCGGCAATTGCAGATCTCAAGATCAGCGATATGTCTGCCCAGGCACCTGTAGGCACCACGCTGGCTATTCTTGAGCGTCAACTCAAGACCATGAGCGCTGTACAGGCTCGTGTACACGCAAGTTTGCGCATGGAGTTCAAACTCCTAAAGGGGATCATTCGGGACTTTTTGCCAACCTCGTATCCGTACACCCCGGAAGGTGGTGATCGATCTGTTAAGCAGGCTGACTACGATGTAGTAGAGGTAATTCCAGTCAGCGATCCCAATGCCGCCACGATGGCGCAGCGGATCATGCAGTATCAAGCTGCTCTTCAGTTGGCCCAAGGTGCCCCGCAAATTTACGATCTGCCCCAACTCCACAGGCAGATGCTGGAAGTTTTGGGGATTAAGAACGCAGAGAAGTTGGTCCCGGTTGAAGACGATCAGAAGCCCCGAGATCCTGTGTCAGAGAACATGAGTTTCCTGACAGGTAAGCCTACAAAGGCGTTCATTTACCAAGATCACCAAGCGCATATCACAACCCACATGAGCATGATGCAAGACCCGATGATCATGCAAATGATGGGCCAGAACCCAATGGCGCAGCAGATGATGGGCGCAGTGATGGCTCACATCGCAGAGCACATGGCGTTTGCTTACAGGCAGCAAATTGAGCAACAACTTGGCGTTCCGATGACAGTGCCGGACCAAGAACTGGATGAGCAGACAGAAGTTCAGTTGTCTCGTCTGGTGGCCCAGGCGGCTCAACAATTGCTTCAGAGCAACATGGGTAAAGCGCAGCAGCAGCAAGCCCAGCAACAGGCACAAGACCCTGCATTGCAAATGGCTCAAGCTGAACTGCAACTCAAGCAAGCCGAGATGCAACGTAAAGCTCAAAACGACCAGATGGACTTCCAAATTGCGCAGCAAAAGCTGCAACTTGAGGCGCAACGGCTACAGCTTGAGGCCCAGAAAAATCAGGGGGAAGACCCCCGGCTAAAGGCTATGCGGGCGCAGCAGGAGTTGCAACAGAAGGAACAAGTCCACCAACAAAAGATGAGGCAGCAAATGCAGACCGATGCGATCAAAACTCGGCAGCAGATGATGCGTCAGCAAAAACCTCAAGCTAAGGAGTAAATATGACTACTGCGTTTGACGTAGTTATCAAAGAACTGGAAGAGCGCCGTGAAACCATCGCGCAGGCGCTTATCTCAGGTGCGGCAAAGGATTTTGCTGAGTACAAATTCATGACGGGTGAAATCCAGGGTCTTTCACGCGCTCATGCTTTCATAACCGACCTTGTGCGAAAGATGGAAAACGACGATGAGTGAACTACTCCTGAGCGACGGCCAAAACACCACCGTGTTGCCGCAAACTGATGAGGAAAAGGCCCGACAAGTGCCTGATCCGGTGACCTACCACTTGCTCTGCGTTCTGCCCAAAGCGGAAAAAGAGTACGAAAGTGGGCTGGTCAAAGCAGGGCAGACCATGCACTTTGAAGAGGTAATGAGCCCGGTGCTGTATGTCGCCAAGATGGGACCAGACTGCTACAAAGATCCACTGCGCTTCCCCAGTGGGCCTTCGTGCAAAGTCGGTGACTTTGTGCTGGTTCGTCCCAATTCTGGTACGCGGCTAAAGATCCACGGTACTGAGTGGCGAATCATCAACGACGATAGCGTTGAGGCAGTCGTCCAAGATCCACGCGGCATCAAGCGGGCATAAGGAGTAGCACATGACAGAATTCAAATTTCCGGACGAAGTTGCAGCGGAAAAGCCTGAAGAACTTCAGATTGAGATTGAGGGGGAACCCGAGATTGAGGTCGTAGACGACACGCCTGAGGAGGACCGTGGGCGCAAGCCCATGAAGGAAGCTCCTGCGGAGGTCACGGACGACGAACTGGCGCAGTACTCCGAAGGGGTAAAGAAGCGCATCCAGCACTTCTCCAAGGGATATCACGAAGAGCGTAGGGCCAAAGAATTGGCTTTGCGTGAGCGTGAAGAAGCAGTGCGCCTTGCTCAGAACCTCGTGGAAGAGAACAAACGCCTACAGGGTAGTTTGGGCC